GAGGCTTGTCTCGATATTGAAGGGAACAAAATCGTTGGGAGGAGAAATAGAGCTCTGTATCTTGCGCATCTTGACGCAATCTGATGGGTACACATAGCGAAAGCCCCACACGCCAGCCATCGGGTCTGTAGCTGTTTCCGAGATTGTATCTCCATGCAGCGCGGCGGTGAGGCGCTTCCGAGCGAAGCCCCAGTCGAATGCTGCCAAGACCATGACGCGGCTCTGGTCGTACCAAGCCTTACACTGGATCGCTCCCACGGACGTTTCGTTGAAGCTCTCGATATTGGAGCTCGCCCCGACGTGGGATAAGGCCATGTTCGCGATGTCGATGTCGGATATGAACGTCACGGCCTGCTCCTAAAAATTAGGGCGACGACTTTGGCGCCGCCGCCCTTCGGCATTTCCCAGGTAAAAGAAGGTTACACGGCGGCGGTAAATGGTGTTGCGACGGAGCCGGAGCCCGTCAAAATAGCAGTAACCGTCCACTGGTTAACTAAAATGTCGGTCACTCGGATCCAATCTCCGATACGCGCCATGCCCTGCGTTGTTCCGTCGAAGGTCATCGTATCAGAAGCAGCGGCAGAAGCGAACCCTGTCGCGCTGTTGTCCACCGAATCCGTATCGACGTTAACGACCACACCATCGATCGTGTCGTTGGCGTTGGCCACGACAATGACATAGTTCGAGGTGTTCACGACGCTGACGATGAAATGGTAGTAATTGCCGGTTCCTGCAGCAGCAGGTAGCGTCACTGTCAGAGAAGCATTGCCTCCAACTTCACCCAGCAAAAGAATGCGGTTGGCGTGCGTGCGTGGATTTACCGTCACATCACTTGTCAGAGTCAATATGCGAGCTGACGCATCAGCGAGTTTTAATATTTCAGATCGTGTGGTGCCGGGCATTAGGATACTCCTTCGCTAAAGGCTGATGCGATTCCGCCAGAGCCGGTTAAGATACCCGTCACTACCCACTGCGCTACTCCGATATCCGTAAGCTCAATCCAATCTCCAATCCGCGCCATACCTTGTGTGGTTCCGTTGAACGTCAGCCTATCAGAAGCGCCGACAACTGAGGCAAAGCCAGTTGCGGTATTGGCTACATCATCAGTGTCAACATTCACGATCACACCCTCAATCGTATCCGCAGCACTGACGACCTCAACGATGTAGTTAGAGGTATTGACGACGCCGACAATGAAGTGGAAGAAGTCGCCCGTGCCAACAGCGTTAGGTAGGATATACGTGATAGACGCCCCAGCAGAGTTCAGCAACAGAGGACGGTTACTGTGAACCTTTGACGTTAGCGTCGTTGCTCCTGCTCCTAGCGCAAGAACGCGAGCCGAAGCATCGAAAGCTTTTAAGACTTCTCTTTGAGTGAGGCCAGCCATATCTGGCTCTCTCAGTTAGACGTGCGAGCAAAATAGAAATCGACATACTCTACGGTTAAGACTCCGCCGCCCGTGGCATCATCGATGTTGTTATCCACGGCCAGATAAGGGCCTAATACTGCTGACGTGGCCACAGCGAGAGCTTCTGCCGCGCAAAGGGTGCCGTTCACGAACCAAAAAGCGTCGCCAGTAGCTTCGACTTCAAGATGCAAAATATCATATTCATTATTAACTGCATTTCTGAAGTCGCACGCGAACTCATCTGCGTTGTTGCCAACTGCACCGGCATTAGCTGAGACAGGCTGCCAACTGTTGGTATCTGTACCATCTGAACTGAAGATAAAGCCAAGGTCGTTAGTTGAGCCGGTGTCTGTTACGACATTACTGTTTACCGTAAAGGGGATGATCGCTGCATTGACAGCAATGGTATCCGATAACCCAAGGAAGCTTTCCACTTCGGTAATGTCATCCATAGAGGTACGAAACTCAACAACCATCAAGCCGTCGCTAACTAGGCCAGCATCGTTTGTCTGCACTGCATAACTGGCGGCAGCAACGTCGTTGCTGTCTGAAGTCCCTGCTGTTCCTGAAATGGCGCCTTCATTATCGGCCGCAACGATAGCAAACACCGTTCCATCAAGATCGGTAAATGTGATCCACTCGAAGGTTCCGTTATCATCACTGGCGACATTGAAAGACTCTTCAAGAAAGTCCTCAAAGTTGTTGATATGTGTGCGCCGATTGAATCCGGTAATACCAAAATCCCGAACGGAGGTACGGCCATCGAACATCGAGTAAACGACTGTCCCACTGGTATATGTTGGAACGGCCAACCGAAGGACTTCGTTATCTTTCTGGGTAGTCCACGTAATGCGATGCAAGCCATTGGCTGCCGGGGCAATATCTCGCATGACAACTTCAAAAGCGCCCGAGCCGGGAGACCCGACTTCACGCTCAAGATTGAGCGTCACGTCATACACCCCATTGACATGAATGTTGACAGTCACACCTCGTGTCGCAAACGTAGTCAAGCTTGAACTGACGCCAACGGCAGTGAAGGTGCTGCCGACGATACCCGTGTGCTCTGCCTGAGCACCGAAACTGACGCCCATCAGCAGGAGTGCGCCTAGAGCATATCCAAGAAACTTACGCATCTTACTTTCCTTTTCTCCTGCCCTTCCTGGGCGTAGGTACTGGTTGCTGCATTCCCTCATTCGAGGCCGCTTCTGCCGCAAGTTCCGCGTCAAACTTAGCCTTCTGAACGAGGCGATAAGCATCCGCCTCTTCTACGGCTTTTGATTGGGCCACCATAGCCGCCTTGTCAGGATCGTTCGCATCGAGCATCTCACGATGCTCAGTCATCTGATTAAATTCGCTGAAGGTGTCAACACCAGGCTTCACGAGCGGCGTCACATAATCATCCGAAACGATCTTCGCGGTGCTCGGCAGACGGCTCTTGCCTTCCCCATTAAAGACAACATTATGAGGAATATCTACCGGGGGACCCTTCTTCGTCACGCTCTTGCGATAGAACCTGTCGGGACCGTTCCAGCCGTTGAGCAAAATAACCTTCACCATCATAAGTCTCCTATCTGGATCAGGTTACTCAGTTACTAGCATCCGGGTAAGAGCGCCAACCATGCGCATCGAGGTGCGCGTAAACACTGATTGCGCCAGCGCTCGCTCCACCGAGGTCAGTGCTCAAGATACCAAGGTAGCGCTCATAGACCGTTGCAGCACCGCCTACGTCACCCATCGGCAGCGGAACCGTCCACTGGAAGCCAGCGACGAGCTCTGCATTGGTGAAAGTATCTGACGTGTAATGGATCGTTGCAGAAGTCGGAGGCGAAGTCGCGTCAATCGCCTCACCGCTATCGCTCGCGATAAGGAACTGGTTCGATGTTCCACCCGAGACAGCGGTATCAATGTGGAACGTAACAAAGACTGGCGCACCGTTTCCAATATCTCGGGGCACGGTGCCGAGGTCAACCACAGATCCGATTAGGGCAGTGCCAGCGCTGGCAATAAGCGACGTGGCATCGCAGAACTCAAGCAGACTGTCGAGCAACATAGCTCGTACTCCTTCCTACGTGATGCGGGTTTCGTCGGCAGCGAGAGTATCCACGCGCCGAATGGGAATACCCTGGAACATAGTAACCATCTTGCCGCCCACGTTTTCGATTTGAAGGGTCGACATGGAAGTGGCAGCGGTGAGCTGGCGCCGCAGGAACGACATCGTGTTCCTGCTCATGTAAAACGCCGGGCGCCCGCGAGACAGGTTCGGGATCAGGGTCATAGCCTGGAACATGAGGTCGGGCAAATCGGCACCCGAGCTCGCGTCGTTAACCAGCAGCGACTTGTCGATGTTGGGGATGCGCACGACATAACGCCAATCCTTGACAGTAAGGCCAGCTTTCCACTGGTAATGGCTGACATAAGCGAAGAACCGTCCAGTGTTGCTTCCGTCAGAAGCATCCTGAATCATCACCCGGCCTAAGTCTTCAACCGAGAGACCCGCCCTTGAGCCCTTCGGGATGATACCATGGACAGTCTGCGTGTCCCAGACTACAAGCCAAATGCTAGTGTTATCGGTCTGACCGCTAAGAGAACCACCAAGGACGATGTTGTCGCCGTTCTCCGCCGTAGTGCTATTGAAACGCGGCGCAAAGCCGGTGAACGCCTCCGGCTGCGTATCTTCGTTTCCAAACCACAGCGTATTCGACAGCTCCTGGCTCATGCCCTCGATGTGGGCACGATCCTCATTGAAGCGGAACTGCGCCGTATTGCCGTTGAGATCCGCGAGGTCTACATCAACCTCCGAAATAGCCTCCAGCATGCCGGTGTTGTCGGTAACCTGCACATTGGTCGCCTTGGCAGGCTGAATACCACCATACAACTTACGCCAAGTCGGCGTCGGGATACCGCTTCGGATGGTAGTCCTATGGCCAGTGGGAAGGTTACCCTCCACCCACGCGATATCTTCCAGCTCCTCATTCACCTCAGCAAGGATCTCCACAATAGTCGAAATTCGACCATCAGGATCAGTCATCTTAGCGAGGTCGAGAAGGGTTGGGTTTCTAACACCTAATGTGGGCATGGGTCAGTCCTTCACTTTCCTTGGTTCGGGTACATAACATCTGCGCCAGTCTTTGTAGACTGCCCCAGAGCGTGGCCGACATCGATCTTGTCGTCTTCCAAAATCATTCCCACTTTCTCAAGAAGACGAGAAAATTCAACGTGATTTCCCATGCCCGTCATCTTGAGGATTTCTTCTAATGGATTCGTTCCAAGGTCCTTCCCGTTCCCATCCTTGCTATTTGGGGGACTAAGCTTTTTCAACGCTAAAGAAATGCGTGTCTGAGTTCGATCCCAGTTATCTCCTCCGATTTCCGAGTCAGCTTTAGCTTCATCCTGCCACTTCCCCATGGCCTCGTTCCAAGTTTTAGTATGCGCCTCCGTCTGTGCCTTAAGTCTCGCGCCAAAGAGATTGACTAATTCCTGAGCTCCCTCTTGAGGCAACTTATACTTCTGCGCTACCGGCGTAAAATCTCGAAGCGCGTCCTGATCGATATCCACCCCCTCAGGCATCTGAAACGCTTCATAGGTGATGAGGGCTTCCCCATCCTGCCCATTTCCCTTAGCTATCTCTTCAGGAGTACCCTGAGATCCATCTTCCCCATCACCCGCAGGCGGGTCACCAGCGGGAGTATCTACCTGCGGAATTGCATCGTCAGCCATCTTCTTCTCTTTCCTTTGCCTCGCGGTGCATCAACGTATAGGCATCTAAATCGGATGTAAAGACTTCATTTTCTACCCAGCGTCCGATGTGCTGGCGCCCGATCCCTACTAAAGACGCCTGTGGATGGATCGAAATTTCCTGACGCATCCCGCAACACTCCAATAGACGCCAGATAAAAGCACGTCCTCCCTCGGTACTGAGCAACTCCTTCATCTCATATAAGTCCCGCTCACGCTTCAGATCAGCCTTGCTCTTACGGCGCTTAACCTGCCCCGCGTCCCCAACATCAACCGCTTTCGCCATCACTGGCCCACCTGCTGCTGGAGGTTATCGACTGTGCGTGACACTACACTATCTTCCCCGAGGTCCGTTTTAGCCAAATCAGCAGCAGGAGCAATCCCCGCTTTAGCCAACTCAAACGCCATCTGCTGTTGCTGTTGCTGCTGCGCCAGCTCAGCATCCGCTTGGCGTCGCTCCGCAACCAGATCGTCAGGAACGACGAGGCGAGCGGGCGCTCCGATTAAGTGGCTGTACTCATCCATTGACTGGTCAGCATCATATTTATCAAGCGCTTCTGGCATACCTGCTTGCGCTAACGTCGCTGCATGTGCAAGAAGACGATCGATATTGCCAGTAGCGATAGCATTCTGTGCCTGAGCCAGAGAGGAGATAAATTGTACCTTCAACTCCTGCCCTTGAATCTCTGGCGGAGGCTCTGGCAAGATATCAGCCTCGACGATATCATCGAAAACATTATCGATCATCCCCTCCAGCCAGTCGTTGTGGACGCGCCCCAGCGCTGGCCCAAGCTGCACCAGCTTTTCCTCTTGGCGCTGCGTCAGTTCAAGTTGATTGCGCGGCTGGATGCCCTCCATGTTGGAGATAGCTAAGAAGAGATCCACAGAGAAGGCGCGGTTGATGCTCGCCTCAGTTTTCCTTATATCTTCCATAAGCTCCTGAAGACGTGGGTCGGTGGTGTAGATGGAGCTAAGCTTCTCCTCGTTAACTGATCCGGTGACCTGAGTATATCCACCAGGCAAACCTGAAACTCGCTCAGCTGAAAGAGATGGCGGCCCCTTCAGGGGCGGATTCACCATCTTAGCGATAGCTTGGTGTTTGCGCTTTTCCTCAATCTGAAGACCCTTGATCTCCCCGAGCGCCTCCATGGCTGGGCAGTTGGTCCCGTACACATCCTCCCCCGTCACCTCCCAGCGTGGGCAATAGGCTGGGAATCTACCGAAGCCCTGCCTGCTTAAGAAATCATCTTGATCTCTCGGGGCGCCCGGCTGGTACTTGACGGAGCGAAAGCGCTTATAGCGCCCCCCTAAGCGACGCGGATCGAAATCAGGGTTTGGTTCGATGGCATGGACGACAGGATGCCACTCATCATAAATGCCACGATCCCACTGGTCACGCACCGTCTGGCTCACGCGCTTCAACCCAAATGCTCCGACGAGCTGTGAGGTGGTGCGCTCGTACTCGCGCCAGACAGTATCCACTTGCAGGCGCTGATTCTGAGCAATCCAGTAACTACCCGCCGTCTGCGTATAGAAGCGAGCTACATCATCAAAATCGGTGACATGAAGCATGCAGGCGGTGCCAAACAGGGTCAGTTCTCCAAACGCCTGTGGAGCCATAGTGTAAAGGTTGCCTGAATCAAAGATATCGCGCACCAGCTTCTCAAGATCGTTCAGCCACACCTTGACGGGACCGAACTCCATAAGGTTCGGATCAGTAGTGCGGAAACGGAACCAAGGCCGCGCGGGGTTCATAGTGCCGGCGAACAAGCCCGTCTTGGCCACTCGATGAGCGTATGTCGCCTGGCTGTTGATGATCGACTGGTGACGTGGCCCGCCCCGGTTGCGGTCGCTGGTAAAGAAGCGCCCGCGTCGCGGCTGGATAAACTTAGCTAAGTCCTTGTAGTGGGCGTCAAAGCTGGCGCGCTCCAGCTTCAGTGCGGCTAAGCGCCGGTCGAAGTACTGGCGCCCGTGTACGTGCTCGGCCACGGGCTACACCGTCCCCACTAAGGTCTTTTTGGCGGTGCTCGCAGGCGTCAGCAGACCAAGGCCGGCAGTCTTAATAGTTCCTCCTTTGCCCCCTCCAGCTAAAGCAGCTCTTTCCCGCTGTCTTGACCGGGCGCGGGCCACCTCCGGATCCGCCGGCGTCGGGGGCGGAGGAAGAGCCGGAGGAAGCGGGGGCGGGGCGGGGGCGCTGGGGCTACCGAGGAAGCACATACCGTTTCTCCGAACTATGCGTCACGTGACACGATAGCGCATCACACTAGCGCCGTCTACGCCTGATGCGAGGGTACCAGTCGCCGCCTATTATACCTGCCCAAAATCGAGCCTTCCAAAAGCTGGCCCGGTAAAAATAGGCCCTCCAGAAGCGAGCTGCCTGTGCCATTACGTCGCATTAAAAGTGACAGCAGTACGATTACCTTGCGAATCAACAGTAGCGGTAATTCTATTTTCACCGTCATCAGCTGACCTAAATGTGTTGGTAGTAGTAGCAGCACCAGAAAGCTTGCTTAAAGATGCCAGCAATAGTTTGAAAGCCTCTTGTATATTAAATCCATCGAGATCTCCACTGGTAAGAATATCCGCCAGTGCTGCTGCTGTGAGATCGCTAACACTGACCGTATCGGTGGCTTCATCAAACTCGCTGAGATTTCCAGCCGGGAGCTTATCGTCAATGGCCTTGACGCGCTCGTTGATGCTGCCAGCCGTGGCAGATGGAATGTTCGTGTCGAGAGCATTATCTACTTCGGTATTGACGCTTGCCTTCGCCGCCGTGTTCAGGTCTTCGGCTAGCACTCCCTGACCAAAACTTCCAGCAGCCACATGGCCAGATCGCGCCTCATCCCATACAGAGTCTGCAATTTCCCCTGACGTAGCCGCTCCGGCACTCGGATAAATGCGGATTGGATCGGTTGACACGACCGTAAAGTCTGGCGCAGCATCAACAACGATTGTCTTCGTTCCGCCCGAGTACGATGTAATGTCTCTGAAACTCTGGTCGCCGTCCGCATCCTCGAACACCGCAACAGCCGTCAGTAGCGCATTGTCGTCACCCGGCCCAGCGTTAAGAGTGTATTGCACCGTACTGTCAACAACATTGATGGTGGTATCCACCATCGCGTTGTAGCCCTGCTTACCAAGATTAACCCCCGTGCCCGCCGTGCCAGCGACAACAGCGGGCAGTGCCGTGCCGGTTAACCCTCTGGTCGCGCTAAAAGCGGTGTCGATCAGCAAGTTGTTGAGGCCCGCTGCACGGAAGCCGATGGTGGGGCCGATCCAGGGAAGGATGCCAGTCGCAAAGCCCGCGAACCACCCAAAGCCCTCAGTATCATTATTGATAGTGCCAGACGATGCTGGGATTTCGATGGTGTAAAAGCCGTTGCCTTGGGCCACGAAATCGTGTGCACCCCCCGTATCAGTTGGAGTTACAGCAGTTTGCGTCATCGCCCCCGCTGTAGTAGTGAAATTCCATACCAAGTCAAGGCCAGACTGATTGTAGACTACGCTTTCCTCGCGTGTCTTGAAGTCGGTGTCATCAATCAACTGTGCTTTGTTGATCGGGACCTCCGCCAGGGCCGCATCAACATCCATCCAAAGATCGGGCATGTTCTATCTCAATGCTGTTGAGCGTAGTGATACCAAGGATTCCCCACTGCCGTAATCTCAGTAACAAGAAAGTTGTCAACATTCCAAAGGGCACCGGCATCATCTGTAGAAAGCCGTATATTGCCCCAAGCCATACCCGCTTCGCCTACACTGGTTAACACATCATCCGTAGTGCTTAAAAGTTCCGTCGTATCGCCAAAGGACTTCTTGGTTGCATCACGGATTTCAAACTTAATTGTCACGCCCGCCCAAGTCCCGCTATTGAAGTCGCTGTCCGCAGAAGCCAGATCAGTGACTGTTCCAGTAACCTTCTTTACAATGAAAACGTCAGTCCCAGCACCATCAATAAATGCAGCCCCATAGTAATTGCTTGAGTCGGTTACCCGTCCTAGAAGCCAAAAAGGATCGTCAGCACTGTCATCCTCTTGTACGTCTACTTCAACATCGTAGTCGTTGACTGTATACGTCCCTTGAGCCGTATATAATTTACGGTCGTTGCCGTCTGTAGTGTTTATCTTAACACGGTCTGTGCTCGCCAGAATTCTTGCTTTCCTACTTGTATCGCCTGTGTTTTCTATCTCTGTCCAGCCAGTCCCAACGTCTGTAGGAGTGTGAGCGTCCAGATCGGTGTTGCTGCCTACCGTAAACTTGTCATCAATGACGATGGCCATTTAAGCCCCCCTGCACGTCGTCTTGCACTTTAGGATATCAAACGTAGGAGAATATAACTTTCCTACACGATTGCAGTATTGAGCGAGCGACGTATCCAGCCCAAAGTTAGCGTTACCCGCTCCTTCCATCCTTCCTTTCACTCTACGTATCTTTCCCTGCCCCCACCCGAGGCTTCTTGGGGTGTTTTCTAACCACACACGATGACTATTAAGTGGCTGGTCGTCCGAAGTATCGAACAAACTTCTGACAGTTGGATCGGCATCAAGCCCGCTCATGTCCACGCCAGCGACCAAGCAAAAACACAGAGGCCCCCCGTTTATAGCGGCCACGAATACATATTTTGGCGTGATGAGAATTCCACTGTCTGGATCAACAACCGGGGGCCTACCAGGATCGGGAATGTTCCCCACTCGTGGCCTACGGTGAAGTGTTCCGTCAGAGTCCACGGTTTCGTCAACCGGACATATTACGAGGCGAGCGGGCATTACGGTACAAACTCCCACAGCTCCACTTGCTTAGGACTATCATTCGTCACAAAGCGGATCATTAAACTGCCAGGATTGGCCACCTGATAATCGTTGTCGATAATTGACCTGCGGCTCATGCTCGGACTATCAACATTAAAAGCCGTAAAATCAGCTTCCACCATCGGAGTGGATAACGCACCAGCACGCATCAGCGTCGTGCCGTTACCGAAAGTCAAGACGCCAAGAGTATTGGAGGTGACCCAGGGCATCGCCGTGACAGAGAATGGCGTTTCCCATGCACCGCTTTTGAACCGTGTCATATGGCGCTGTGTGGGATCGGTCTGGTCCCATATCATTACGGGATTTCCGTCTACATCAACACAAATGTCGATATTCCACTCGATGAAGTTGATAGGCGTAGCGTCAGAAGTATAGGCAGTACCTACGACAGTGCCGCCCGGTGAACTAACCGGCGTAACCGGAAGGGTGACGGTGGTGCCCCCTGCGTTCTTCCAAACAATGTCGTCTGGGTTGGCTTTCGTATGCTCGGATGAATCTGCGTAAACAAGAAGGACGTGGGTATGATCGCCCGATCCCAGGCCAGCCCCGTCCAAACAAACGGCAGCGGCCCACAAGCGATCATTCTTGTCAAAAAACAGCCTGGGTAAATAGGGCTGGTATTCGCTTCCACCTACGGCTGTCGCATCACTGTGGAAAACGCCTTTGGGTTCTGTTGTAGAACTGCGCCACGAGTAGGTATCGGTGCCATTCCAACTGATGGTCCCACCTACGGCTTCCCAAGTTTTAGCCGCTTTATCGTATCGTGCCACCAGCGCCTTTTTGTGGTTTACCCCACCAGCCGCCACCATCTCCGACGAAAATCTGGTAATCTGGTCCCGGCACGTCACCCAGAGAACACCGGCATTGGAGCGCGAGAAAAATGGATATGTAATCCCGGCTCCGGGGATCGTGGATGATCCATCTCCCTTGAAAGTAAAAGCCGTTATGTCTTCGGCTGAATCGCTGACCCAGTATTGCCAAGCGAAATTCTTGAAATTGGGATTGTTGGACGTAGTGTGGGCATTGGAGGAGACGTGCATATTAGCTGTTACGTGAATGAAGCCATCGCCATCAACCCCAATGCTTACTTGTCCATGGTCGTCGCTGATGATCGGTTTACCGAAGTTGGTAGCATCAACCTCTGCTGACGTGAATGTCTTATCGGCAGCCAATTTACCTACCCGAATGTGTGCGTTTACATCCAGATAACCAATGTATGTAATGCCATTGAACGTCGCTAGGGCGCTCGGAAACATTTTCGATGAAAGGGCATGCGATGTCAGGTCGGCCCGCTTGGTTCCAGCGCCGATAGCGATTGGCAGAGGTTCGACCGAGCCGTCAAGACCAGCGAGGTTAATGTTTCCTATCGTTCCAGTCACATTGGTAGGGAAAATGGTAGGAGGCCCACTGGGGCGCGCCGTCGATCCCATCATGGGCAAAACCATGGCTAAGGAACCAGTTTATATGTCAGCACGTCACCATTGGGGTAGACAACCATATACTCGTCGGGGGTCACTAATGTAGCCCGCGCCTCAAGCGCATCTACCCGCGCCTTCAACTCGGCAAGCTGTGGGTCGTAAAGGTCCAAAGTATCTTGATCGACTGCCATGTTCCATATTCCTCAAGTTACCGTAACTGTAAGAATTGCACCCGCAACGCCACCGGACCCGAACGTAAAAGACACGTCCCCGGCTAAGAGACTAATCGCTGTGGTGCCTCCATCTGCTGTCATGTCGAAAAAGATCACGGCGGCATCGGTCGGCGATGTCGCTGCGTCGTCGTAGACAATCATACTCTTAATATCATCCGGGTCGCCACTGGCAGATGAAGTCCATGTGATCTTGCCGCTAGGGTGCGTGCTGGTGTTGAGTTTTAGCGTCACCACGCCGCCCGTATCGGTGTTAGCCATCGTTAGGGCGATACCCTTGGTGGTGTACCCGCCACCTTGCGTTACTTCAGTAGCGTTCGTGGACCCGAGCGCCGGGTTTGTCTCGGAGTTCAAAAGCGAGGTTATGGGGTTGGTAAGAAGCGCCGCCTTCCACGTCCCGCCAGCGATATCTACATCTTTATCACGTAGATATCCTGCCGTGGCATGAAATACGGTATGCGAACCTTGAGCCATAATTCACTACCCGATCCTCATACGAAGCTGAGCTAAATCTGCCTGAATTTCCATCACTTTCTTATGCACTGCCGCATAATCAACATCCGCTTTTTTCATACGATCGAGATGGCCCTGCCACTGTGCATCAGATGTTCCCCGAACAACGCTCGCCGCCGCTTTGAACGCAGCAACATCTTTATCAGCAGCAGCCTTAGCTACATCAGCTTCTTCTTCCGCAAAACGCACGATTTCGGCAGCGTTCTGTCGAGCATTGGCCAAGATGCCTTCCATCTCGTCCTTAGCCGCGTCCGCTTTTGCCCATGCGTCTTTTGAAGCATCATCAGCCTGTTTTTTGCTCGCGACAGCCTGCTCAACCTGAGTGCTTAAATCCTTCTTTACCCGCTCCAGATCGCCAATCTCTTCAAGAGCTTTGGCCACTTCTAAGAAACTTTGGAACTGTTTACTCAGGTTTCGGGCATGACCTGCCGCTTGGCGTAGATCGCTCATTTCATAGTGCTCCTTACGAATAAGATCGCCGTCAGAGACGTGGAGCCATCTCCTCCGGTTACATTAGGTCTGATGTACGCTGCAAGGGGGGCTACAGCTTCCCCGTCCGCTGATGTGAAGGAGATGAGATTATCTCCACCATCTTTCATGGTAAAGTAGGTAGCACTAGCTGCGAGTACATCAAGCGAACCCTGAAGAACGATCGTGCCGCCGGTGCTGAACGTCCCGTACACCTGAAACGACATATCGGCAGCGCCAGGCACGCTAAGAGGCAAGCCGGTATCCCCATTAGTTAAAGACGCCCAAACATAGTGAGTGGTCCTGCCTGGCGCCGATGTACGTACCCACTGGATCTCTGCCATCATCCTACTCCTGATAAACCTACAGCATCATAACCATACCCGCGTTACAGGGCAAGGAACCTTTATTGTGGCTTAATATATCCACCAATAGGCCAATCTCCAACGACGGTGATGTTCTCGCGAGGGCCGCTGATGTAAGAGCCGCCTTTTTCTTTCAACAGCCAACCGGGCTCTATAAAGCCAGGAGCATAAATTGTGAGGTGAGTATCCTTACCAATCCGTAGCCCTTTGCCAGGGTTTCTCACGTCTATATGGAAACCAATCATCATGCACTGGGTAAAATTTTTCTCAGCGCTTGAAATCATTAGCGCCGTATCTTCAGTAACGATATGCCCGCCAAAAAAGCGAAGATGATTAGAGAATGTGTTTTGAACCGCTGATGTAGTATCATTTGTGAAAGACATTCCCTTTCCTGCACCGTAGACATGCACATCGTAGAGACTGCTGACGCTGAGACGTGCCCCACCACTAGGGGCATTACGCGGTCCCCAGCTCATTTTGCCATTTATAGCCCCTGAATTTGTAACCCTAGCGACGATCCCCGCAGTCCCCGCTGGCGGGTGACTCCAAATGTCCTGCATGTAGAGCGTTCCGGGATTATCCATCTGCATAAGAGCCCAGCCAGCAGGCTTGTCTGGATCATCATAGTGTGCAAAATGCCGAAAATTCGGATACCAACCTCTCGTCTTAATCTTGCCATAGATTTCTGTGACACCTGGCCCCTTACCAATAATGGTCACATTATGTGCATGTTTATTGACGGCAAGAAAACTAGCAAGAGGTTCCTCCCTAGTCTTGAAAACGCCCTCGCCTAATTCGAGTAATGGCACGATAGATTCCTTTCAGCGCTTACGATACAGATCACCCTGATATCTCTTGTAAAAAACCATCCGAGAGACGACGACCCCAATATTTGAAACGGGCGATGATGCCATTGAACTGGTTAAAACTTTCAAAATTCCCTATACTTAATTCGTCATAACCAGAGTTCATAACCAATGTACCTGAGTCTGTTGTGATCGCCCCGCCATTTATAGACGCAGAAAGATGATTCGTTGCGTAAGCAATAGCGATTGTGCTTGATTGACCCGCAGTTTCTCCAGTCATATTAACATTAGAAGCTGTTGCCCCGTCATCGACAAAGGACTGAATTGTAGGATTATTATCATCAGCGCGGGTAAACATCTGTGGGTCATCACCCGCCTGTGCACCGCTCTCCATATACATTAACAACCGCATACCTTGGGTGTTAAGTGTCGGACTGAAAACCTCGAAAAGCCACGTACCCTCATTAGGGTTTATGAATGGCAAGGATGCTGAGCTGGTCGAATCTCCCATCGTCGCCACATCCTTCACCCGCACAACCGCGCTCGTAGTAGTGGCTATATAAGAGGTGAGAAAACGGCCTTCAGCT